TAAGTTGTATTAGAAGTTCCAATACCACTATTAAAAGTTATAAAACCAGTTGAAGCACCTGCAAGTGTAAAATCACCTGCTCCAGATGTTGTACTAGTTTCTTTTACTCTATCATTAATTACTAATGCCATTAACTATTCCTATGGATTTCCAGTTATACTTAATAAAGCGCCAGATCCTGAAGGACTTCCTGCTGTTGCACTTGGGAAAGTAACTTTAAAATCACCAGACGTAGAAGTAATATCACCACCAAAATCTAAAATTGCTACTAGATATTGGTTAGCTGTTGTTCCACCAGGTGCTACGTATTTATATAATACACCTGTTCTTGCTGTGATTGTAGAACTTGTCCATGTAGGATCAGTTGTAAAATCTACTGTTGTGTAATCTCCAGTCTGTGCCACTACTCCTTGACCTGTAGTTTTTCCATCTGTTGTATAAGCTGTTCCACTTGTACCAACTTGGTTAGCAGCAGCAGAAGTATAAACAGAATCAGTTACTGCGAAAGGTGCAGCACTAGTAAACAGAGCTAGATAATACGCATCGTTAGCAGATAGATCATGCTGTCCTTTTAGGATCCCTTGTTTAAAAGCATAAGGTACTACATTTGCCATATTTTTTTCTCCTTAATTAATTTGTTCCGTAACTAGATGGCGGTTTTGATTTTAATTGTTGACGAACCATGCCATCTTCATATTCGTCTCTGCGTCTGTAACCGATTTGTTCGGTTGCGTACGTGGTAAGAGCGTTTTCGTATTGCCCTTGGTAGTATTGTATCATATCTTGTGGACCTTTCAAGTATCCAAATGTATTTATCAAACACCCATATAAAAGCAAGTCTTGATATTTATTAGATAGATAAGTTCCTAAAGTAGAATAATTTATTGGAGTTGTCTCTGTAATACTTGGAGCCTCTTTGTTATAAGCTAATGTTATAGCGTAGGTTTGATTAGGAGTAGGTGCTACTACCCAAAATTCTTCATCCCAATTGCCATAATATTTTGGAATATCTACAGCTGAAGTGTCAGGTGTAGAATAATATTCTGCCATAAAACTAGGATCTCTTTGTTCTAGAAAAAATTGATTGCCTGCTGTGTCTTTAAGTTGAACATAATTTATAGATCTTAAATCTTGTGGAATAGTTACATATCTGTTTCCAACAATTAAAGTAGATGTTGCATAGTGAGCATTTTGATCTGTAGGTACTGCTCTTAAAATTGCATTTTCCGCATTTTTAATTTGAGTTGCTAAAACTGCATCTGTTAAAACTGTATCCGATACTTCTGTGTATCCTCTAATATCTGTTCTTAAGTTTGCTAAAGTGTATGCCATATTATAATGCCTCCAATGTTACGGGTCCAGCTGAACATCCATTAAAACCACCTTTAACTCCACTTGTTGTAGCAGCATCACCACTTTGAAAATAAAAATAACTAATTGGATTAGTTAACACATCGCTTGTAGTATTACCAGTTACATTTCCTGCTGCATCTATTTTACCTAACTGAATTGTAAAACCAGTTGCAGAATCAATATCTGTTACACCAGCAATATTAGGTATAGCACTAAACGATTGTAAATTATAAGCGTCAGCTCCACCAGAGCCACTTGAAATAACTAAAGGTGCTCCTCTTAATCTAACTTTACTATCAGCTTTTCTTTGATGATCTAATGAATAAACATTAACATAAGTATTACCACCAGAAATAATAATTTCAAAAGGATTAGGATCTAATAAAATTAATTGAGCTGTTGAAGCTGCTTGAACTCTAGGATTTTGTAAAGCTTGAGGATCATTACCAACTGGTTTAGGTTCAAGTTGTGGTTGTTTAGGTTCATATTCTGAGTAATGAACTAAAGATCCATTCCATTCTCTAACCATTTCTGTATATGGAAATCTTAATCCTGATCTATCAGAAATTGCTAATGCTTGTTTACCTCTTGCAAAAACTCCCATTATGACATTACTCCATCACCATAAAATGTTTGTGGAGAAATAAATGTAGATGTGCCTTGGTTGTCTGCATCTAATGCTCTTAACATTTCACTTTCATAAATTCTCTCAAGATCTAAAGTTCTTTCAGGAGAAAATTTCATACTTAAATAATATGCAAGACCTGACATCATACATGGATAAAATCTGTTTACTACATCAGAAACATTTGTATATGCTCCTGGATTTTCTATTTTAGATAAATAATAAAAACAAAATTGAAAATTACTTGGTGTAGTTGTGCTTGATACACTTGAACTTGGTGTAGCATATAAAAATATACTAGGATTAATTTTTCTTTCTACATAAAACTGAGAAGGAGTTCCTTGTGTTAATTTATTTGGTGTTGCATTATATTGTGATCTACTAATTTGTGTTAAGGCAATATCAGCAGGATTAGTTGTTGTAGTATTATTTCTGTAATATGCTTCTAACATATCGCTCATATCACTTGGAAAATTTATAGAATCTGTTGCAAAACTATATTCTGCTTGACCTAAAATTAAAGGTACTTTAGCTAATTTTACTTTCCATAAATGAACACCTCTGTTTTCCCATTCTTGAAACATTATGTTTAAAGATCTTCTTGCAGATCTTAATTGATAACCTGTTCGTGTACCTCTTATATTAGTTCTTTCAAAAGCTTCTTCTATAATGTCGTCTATGGCTGGATTAAATTTATTAGATACTCCAGAAGATTGAGTAATTGTAGGTGCAGAACCTCCCATTCCAGCGTGAGCTGTACAATAATAAAATAATGGAGGTACAGTTTGATCTGCAGTTGTAGTTGAGTTTCCTACAATAATAGTAGTATTTGATCCTGCATTTCCAGATACACCTGTAGTAGTTACACCTGTTGTATAAGCTGCTGCTGGTGAGTTATTTGGATTTGTAGAAAATGCAAAAACGTGAGTAAGGTTAGAAGTAGCCGACGTATCAAAGATATATGTATTACCTTCTTGTAACTGAATAGTCGGGCTAACTGTACCATTAATATAGTACTTACTTCCCGTACCATATTGGTTAGTACCAGTTGCAACCGTAACTGTATAAGTAATAGTCGCCATGTAAAAACCTTATCCGCCAGTTATAGTTAAAGTAACGCTTCCGCTTGATCCAGCTAAATTATAAACAATTCCATTTTTAAATAAAATACCAGAACCTGGAACATAAACTTCTAGTCCTTCAGTGCCATAATTATAAGTAGCTACTAAATTTCCAGCTGCTGCCGCACCTGCTGTTGCTGCATCATAGAGTAATAAAGTAGAACTTGCTATTCCTTTTCCTTGAATAGAAGTAATTCTAGCTCTACCTAATCTTGATAAAGTATCACTTCCAATAGTAGCAAGATTTAAGGTTGTTTGATCGCTTGAGTATGAGTTTCCCATTTTTATTTTTCTCCTAATTTATTCTATGCTCCCAAAGGAGCATAGATAATTAATTAATTACTTTCAGCGCCGTTTTTTTCGTCAGCTACAAAGTAGTAAAGAGTACCACTTGCAGAACCTGCTGCAGATGTATTAGCTTCATGAGTAACTGTTAATTGTTCTCTTGCGCCCGCAGCATTTACAATAGCTGGTCCATATTCAACCGCATTAATAATTGTTGAAATACCACCAAGTGCTGCACCATCAGTTGCGCCACCTACTACTGAAAGAGATTTTGCTGTAACTGGTTGAGCAATTGCCAAACCATTTGGATCTGCAACTACAGTTCCAGTTCCTACTGGAGTATAACCAATATCTTGAGTAGCACCTCCAGTACCGCTCGCATCCCAAATTGCTATTTGGTAAACGACAGCACCTTTTGGTAAAACTACTGAAGTTGTATCTGTTTCTGATTTTTGTACATTTCCATCACCAGCTGTTAAAGTATTTGGTATATGAAAATTTGCTGTTGCACACATAGAGCCAGCTATTGAAGTTCTTAAGCCGTCTCCGTTTTCTCTAACGTTTCCTAAAAAAGTTGTGTTAGCCATATTAATATCCTCCTAGATATTTTAAATACAGTCCCTAGGGAAGTCGACTATATGCGTCTGTATTCAATAAGTTTATTTAAATATATAGTAAGGTAGTTATAACTGATTTTTTAGTAGAGTGCAAGAGAGCCTATAATGTGGAGTGAATTTTCCAACGATGTAGCTTTTTATTAAGTAGCTACAGAAACTTGCGGAGCTGCGTCTTCGACAGTATTCTGTCTGTGAGCAATAGCTGCTTCTTCCAGCTTAATGTCAGTAATGACTTTTTTAACTTTGTCATCAATTCTGACCATTTCAAGAGTATACTTACCATTGTCAATATGCTCTTGTTCCCACTTCAACTCCAAGGACCTTTTTTGTTTGTATAGGTCTTGTATCATCAATAACCTCCTCATAAGTTATTCGATTTATCTCGTCTGAGTAATTATTTCCGAGATACTCCCATTTTATACTCTTTTCTCCTAGTTTGTCAAGTATTGCATTTTCAACGCTTTCAGCCGTATCTTCTGCGTGTTCTATTTCAAACTTAGCATGATGGCTATAAGCCCAAATATTAATGAGAGTTTTTTTCATTTACACACCTTTATAGTTAAAAAAGGGGCCGAATTATGTCGGCCCCTTAAATTATTTATTATGCGCCAGGATTTCCGTAGATTCCTCTTGGATCAGAGAAACCAAATACGTATCTTTCTCTAGCTTTGTATCTAACATTACCAGTATCGAAGTCGCCTTCCATAGTAGTTTTGATAGGTGATCTGCTAAAATGCTTAAGACCATTAGGTACATCTGTTTTAACAAACCATGCATCTGGGTCAGTTAAGTAATGGTTAACTACGTAACCACCAGAAACCATTCCCATGTTTTTGATTGCATTGATATCGTTATCAGCAGTACCTGTTCTGCCTTCAGTATTTAACAAACGATCTGCTACGAATTGCAGTTGAGGTGGAACTATCATTTTAGTTCCTCTCGCTGCGATTTTTAAGCCTCTTTCATCTGTAAGAGCTGAAATGTCAATCATCGCTTGCTCTAAAGAAGTTTCATTACAATCAGCAGCTACTGCTGGTTGATTTCTGAAAGTTCCTGCAAGAGTAGGGTGAGTTGTATTTCCTGCTCCGTCATTTCCGAAAAGAGCTACGCCGTCACCACCTGCAAATGTATTGTTGAAACCGTTATTTAAAACAGCTGCACCTTTTACATTTTTAGTAGAGGCCATAGATCTTGCTAAAGCTTTTGTATATCTAGACGCAAGTCTGTCATACAAGTTATCCTCAATCGCTTCTTCAGTGATTGCGAACGCTAAAGCGATCGTTTCGTTAGTGTATCTAGCAGTGAAAGTTTCTTGTGCATCGTCAAACTGAACGCCTTGGCCTTCAGGTTTAACTGCTGCATTTCCGAAACCAGATAACATCACTTCTTCTTCAAACGCTCTGTCTGAAGATTCAGTATCAAATATCTCTGTTGTTTCATCTGCATATTGTCTGTACTCAAGTCCGAATAGTGCATTCAAACCTGGTTCTAGTTCTTTAACTAGTTGTGCTCTTGATATTGCCATGTTTTATTCTCCTATTCTATGACTATGCTAAGTAAGCGTTTGCTTGTGGGTTGTAAGAGATAATAATATCTGCACCAGCTGCTGTTAAATCATTTTGATTTGTAACATTTGCTGATCTTACAAGTTT